CAGACCCGCCACGTTGGAGGTGGTGTAGGTCACTTCGAGACCACCGGTGGTGTGCACCATCGCGCCACCGTTGTAGTACCCGCCGAGGGCCCCGAAGTGGTTCAGGAGGACCCCGTAGTGGGTCTTGGCGGCGGTCTGAATCCCACCGATGTCCGGCCAGGTGGCACCCACCGCGCCGGTCGGAGGCATGTAGGTATTGAACCCAGCCGAGGCGGTCAGGGTGTTGGGACCCGCCTGAAGCCTGTTGGCGAGCGCGTTCCGGACGGCGAAGGCGTGGTTACCGCCGAAGCCGACATCGACGTGCGCGACGGTCGCGCCCGGCGTGGCGATCTGGAGGGCTACCCCGCTGACGGTCGCGCCTTCCGGGATGTAGATGCCGGAGCCCGTCGGAGCGGTGTTGGTACTGAAGGGGAAGCGGATGACCTTGTCGGCCCCAGAGGTGACGATCCGGAGGCGGTGGTCACGGATACTCATCTGCACCTTGCGGCCCGAGTCGCCGCCCTTGGTGTAGCAGACGACATCCACTGGGTTGGTCGTACCCGAATACCAGTGGATGAGCCCGTTGACGCTGCTGTAGAGCGGGCCAGCCTGCGCGGTGCCGTTGGCCAGCGAGGCCGCGCTGTGGGTCCAGAACCTGGTCCTCCCGTTGTCTTCACGGCTGTAGATCGAGCACGCGACGAACCCGTCGGTGGTGAAGGGCTCTTCGTACTCGTTCTGGACCTGGAAGAAGTAGTAGTAGCCGGGCTGCCCCGATGTTCTGATCTGGGCCGCCATGACGGCCGGCCAGGCTAGGACACCGGCCACGGCGACCGCCAGTAGTGCGGCGAGGATTCCGCGGAAGCGCTTGCTCATGATGATGTCATGCCTCCTTGTCGGCTCTCGGCCGCTCTAGTTGTTGGTCCGGTACGTCCGGATGGCGATGAACCCGTGATCGGCCGCGTTGAACACCGCCTTGGTGAAGTCCCAGATGGCGCCGATCGCAAACCCGACGCGGTTGTTGTAGTCGAACTCCTTCTCCCACCACTCCGGCCGCGCGCCCCAGGCGAAGAGGCCCGCCTGACGCCCGAGGAAGAGGTTGGAGGCCCCGGTGTCGCTGGAGCCGGCCCCCCAGTCGGTGGCGATCGGCACCTTCACGTGGCTGTGGAGCACGGCCCCGCCGTGGACACCCAAGCCGCCGATGAAGATCGCGTTGCTGCCGTACTCCCGCGGACCCGCCTCCTGGTGGTTGTCCTGCCAGCCGGTGGACTGCCGCAGGTCGTACTCTACGTCCGTGTGCATGCAGACCACGTAGTAGTCCCGGCCCTCCACTCGGACCGGCCAGATCTTCGGCGCGGCCTTCTTGGCCCGCGCGACAGCCTGGTCGATCAGAGCCAGCGTCATCGTGCTGGTGTTGACGATGGTCGCCGTGCTGGTGGCCCCGGCGCCGAAGATCACGCTTGAGGGGTTGGTGTCGAACTGCGAGAAGATGTCGTCGTCGATGGTCTCCGCCAACCAGATCTTGAGGACCTCCTTGGCGTTGGTGCGCTGGTTGAACGCGGTGCGGCGCTCCGACAGGCGGCCCTTGAGGCGCACGGCGTTCCGGCGCTGGTCGAGGACGACCGTATCGGAGTAGTGGTTCATCTGCTCTTCGTTGCCTTCCAGGACGGCGTCACCGGTCACCCCGGCACCCGCCAGCTTGCGGAGCAGGGTGAACGTGAGCTCATCGCCAGGCTGCCCCTCAAGCTCGCGCTTGACCTGGATGATGGCGTTGGCGTTCTCCTCCATGAACTGGCCCCAGTAGATGAGCTCGGGGGCCTCGGTCCACAGCATGGACGCCCACCGCTTCACCGTCTCGGCGGACCCCGTCAGGAACTCTGTGTCGGCCATGGTCGTGTGATCTCCTTGGTGCTGCGCTGACTACTCCGGCTCTTCCACGCCTCCGAGCCACCAGGCCTGGAGCGTCGGGTTCGCCTTGAAGAGTGCTTTCAGCCCCTTCGGATCCTTCTCGCTCATGCGATCGAGATCCTGGCGGCTGACGCCCTTCTTCGGCGGCGGCGACGGCTTCACGGCATGGAGGCCCCGCGGCTTCGCGGAGTGACCGGCCACCCGGTCGATGACCTCCCGTGCGCCCGCCCGCCGTTCCCCAGCCGCGTCCTCTTCGGTCGCGGCCTTCCGAGCCTTCGGCTTCGGCTCGGGATCCTCTTCCACCTCGTCGTCGGGTTCGTCGCCGGCCTTCGCCGCTGCGGGCTTCAGCACCGTGTCCAGACGCCCTTCCTTCTCGAGCTTGCCGAGGGCGAGCTCAAAGGCGGCGACGCCGGGGTCACGGTCTCCGTAGATGTTCTTGGCGAGGGCAGCATCGCGGAAGGCGCCGTTGGCTTCGACCTGCACGGCGTCCTTGATCCCGGCCTCACGCAGCACCCGGTCATAGGTGCCTCGGCCGTATTCGCGATCCACGTTGGTGCGGGCGACGGTTTCGGATACCTGGAGGTGCCGGTTGAAACGCTCCTCGTCCATCGCGGCGGACCACATCTGGTCACGCTTGTGCTGCTCATCGAGGAAGATCTCGACCAGCTGCCCCATCGTCTCGGCCTTGTTGCCTCGATCGACGAGGGCCTCGCGGTACTCCTTGGACATCCCGACGGTCTGCGGCTGACGGCGCCCTCGGAGCTCGGCCTCGAGGCGGTCGCGTTCAGCCGCGACATCCTCGTACTTCTTGGCGAGCGCCTGGCGCTTGGTCCGCTCTTCACGGGTGGAAGCAGGGAGCCGATCCTTGTCCTTCTTGTCGGCTCGGGGTTGCGGCTTGTCCTTGGCCTGGGCCTCCGGTTGGGCCTCCTCGGTCGTCTCGTCCGTGGTCTCGGTCTCGGGCGCGGTGCCCTTGATCTCGATCCCCTCGGGGAGCTCGACCTCGAAGACTTCCTCGGTGACTTCGGCTTCGGCGGTGCGCACGTTTGGTTTCTCGACTGCGGTTGGCATCAGGTCTGCTCCTTGGCCTTGGCCTGGGCGCTCAGTCCCAGCGGGTGGGCTCCCGAGATCACCGGCGGGTCCAAGGGCCGCCGACCCCGTCGAGCTCTGCGGCTCAACTCGCCCCACACTTGCGGAAGTGGGCCCGAAGCGGGTGGCCGCAAACAACAAAACGGCCAGCGGGGCTCCGAAGAGCTCCAGCTGGCCGTCTGTGTGTGCAGCTTGGCCCGGAATCTGATTCAGAATCGCTACATGGTGTTAATTTACATCACCCCAATAGGTGGAAGTCAACCGGTTGTTAGACCACAGCGCCTTGTATGTGCAGTTGGCTCTTGGTGCGCTTCGCCCCGCAGGCGCATAGATAGAGATTGCCGTAGTCACGGGCCTCCATCTTCTTGCCACAGCCAGGGTTGGGGCAGACCGGGCCGATGGCCGAACGCTTCCGGATCTTCCGAGACTGGAAGGCGTTGACCGCGAGCGGCTCACCATCGTTGTACTGGACCTCGACCCGGCCATTCATCCGGCTCTCCGCCGCGGCCTTCATGGCGTCGGAGACATCCTCGGGGATCCAGGGCGGGAGGCGGTAGTCGGTCATGCGGCCAGGAACTCCTCGGCTGTTCTGGTGCGCTTTGCCTGATTGCAGGCGCCGCAGGCGCAACAGAGGTTGCTCGGCCAATTGGTGCCGCCCCTGGCAACCGGGACCATGTGGTCCACTTGAAACACCCCGAGAAGTGGGACCGTGCAGTAGTAACAGAGGCCGTTCTGGCTGGCGTAGATCAGCCGGATGTGGTGGGGGCGGTGCTGGCCGGTGACCCCACGGCGCCGGAGTTTGAGGTTGCGGTTCTGGACGCGCAGCCATTCTGGGTGGGCCTGGCAGTACCGCAGTTTGGCCGCGTTGCACTTGGCGACATTCTTCCGGTAGTACTTTCTGGTGTACTGTCGACATTTCTCTGGATGGGCCAAGCGCCACGCTTTCCCGCGTGCAGCGACAACCTCTCGGTTGCGTAGATAGTGGCGCCTGGCTGCTGCTTGTGCGGCCCCTGGATGGCGTTCACGCCAGCGCTGGGCCTTGATATTGGCTGCGCCCGGATGCTTGGCCTTGTGGCGGGCATGTATCGCGGCGGCGCGCTCTGGGTTGGCGAGCGCCCACGCCTTTGCGCGT